GGGAAGCTGATTACCTTCAGAATGGTACTAACAGAAGAATTATCATGGCCTATAGAGGCTGTGGTAAAAGCTTCCTCACAGCAGGCTACGTGCTCTGGAGACTGCGTAAAGACCCAGACACAAAGGTTTTAGTTATCTCAGCCGCACAAGACCGTGCAGACGCTTTCAGTGTCTTCTGCCATGACCTCCTTAGAAACTGGTTCATGGTTCAGGATCTCTTCCCTAGTGACACTCAGAGGTTCTCTAAGGTCGCTTTTGATGTATTCGGCTCTAAACCCGATCAAAGCCCTTCAGTGCGCTCTAGTGGCATTTTCGGACAGATTACAGGGTCTAGGGCAGATCTGATCGTAGCTGACGACGTAGAGACCCCTCAGAGCTGTGAAACGCAGCTTATAAGAGACAAACTTAGAGAATCTATTAAAGAGTTCGATTCAGTTATAAAACCTGGAGGAGAAATTGTTTTCTTAGGTACTCCTCATACTCAAGACAGTATCTACGCCAAATTAGAACTGGCTGGTTACTCTCCTAGAATTTGGCCTGCCCTATACCCTACTGCTAAAAAACGTAAGGATTATTATCAAGAACGTTTAGCTCCTAAAATTGCTGATGATTTAGATAAAGATCAAACTCTTGCAGGTCACCCTACTGACTCAGGAAGATTTGGTTGGGAGGAACTAGAAGCCCGAAAGGAATCCATTGGTAGGTCCACGTTTAACCTCCAGTTCCTTCTTGATATTAGCCTCTCTGATGAGGAAAGATTCCCTCTGAAATTACAAGATTTATGTATCTTTAGACTTAACAGAGAACAAGGCCCTGACAGGGTTATTTGGAGTGCTAACGGTGATAAAGCTTTAGATCTTCCCTCTGTTGGACTTCACGGTGATCTCTTTTACAAACCTGGACAAATCGGGTCTGAATTTATTAAATACACGGGGGTTGTACTGGCGATTGACCCTAGTGGAAAAGGAAGTGATGAACTTGGATATGCTGTAGTGGCTTACTTGAATGGTAACCTCTTCCTCCTTGCTTCTGGTGGCCTTAGGGGCGGTTACAGCGAAACAAACCTTAAAAAACTCACCCTCATTGCGAAGGAATACAAGGTCAAAGAGATATTGGTCGAAAGTAACCTTGGACTCGGAATGTTCAGTGAGCTTCTTAAAAGATACCTTGGAACTATTTACCCATGCACTATTGAAGAGATCAGACATACAAAACAAAAAGAAGCAAGGATTATTGATACCCTTGAACCTGTTATGAACCAACACAGGCTCATGATCGACACTGACATAATCGCTAAAGATATCTCCTCCACTGAGTGCTATCCAAGCGAAACTAGATCGCAATACCAACTCTTTTGGCAAATGACCAGAATTACCAAAGAGAAAAATTCCATCAGACATGATGACCGACTAGATGCTCTAGCTATGGCTGTTCAGTACTTTACTGAAAATATGGCCCTTACAGAACAAAAAGCTATTAAGAATCGTGAACGTGAAAGATGGGAGCTAGAACGTAAATTTGTCCAAGGAGAAGGTGGTCTTAACGTAGGTGTACTTGGCTATGCTAAGACTTTTGAAGACCTTCAGAAGGCTGCTAGTGCGTCCTCAGGAGCAGCTAATTGGTTAGACGATATCTAATAGTCCTGTTATACTTAACATATAATATGCCTTTTAAAGGTTATTAGAATAAGACTGTTGTAGAAGTGTCCATATAAGTAACCTATTATATGTACTATAAGTACACTACCTCCAACAATGGCTAGGAACTACCGTAAAGAATACGATAATTACCAAGGTAAACCTGAACAGGTAGCTAATAGAAGTAGTAGAAATAAAGCACGTAGAGCTAAAACTAGGCAGTTAGGTTATAAACCTAAGGGTGATGTAGATCATAAGAACGGTAATCCTAGAGATAATAGAGCTAGTAACCTTAGAGTGACCTCTAAAAGCTCTAATAGGTCTAGAAATAAGGCTTGAAATATTTTTGTTGCTAATTTTTAAGTCCAAGTACGTATATTGGCGGCAGCAGGAACCCCCTGGGGGGTGTGCGATTTTTATACTGGCATAGTGTCTGCAATTTTCAAGCTTTCACGTGCTATGCAAAAGCCAATGTGATGCCTTGCGAAGTGTCACAGTAAGCTTGTTTTTTTTTATTTATGTGTATGGCCACGACCACAACTAAATTGTTAACAACAATCAATAACTATTAATAAATATTTCATAAGTACTTGCTTAAGCACAGTCTAAAGGCATTGTGAGTAAGCACTGGCATTAGCTCTATCTATTGATATAGAGATCAGCGTCACAAGTCCAGTGTTTCCCTTTCAAATCCTTTCTATGTCACAAGCAAAGCAGCGTCGTATTGCCTTCGATGCAATAGAGTATGCAACGTTTCAAGTGCTACTCAAAGGTCCAATGGCTAAGGATGGATACATCCTATTAGCTACATTCAAGACATTTGATGAAGCCAAGTTGATCTATGATTGGTTTCCTAATGTACCAGGATCAACGCTTAAGATAACCAACTTTACAGGCTCAACAGTTAAAGGCTGTAAGAAGACACATAAACCTATTAACTCAGGTCATATAAGATATTCATCACTTGATCTAATAGAACAGTCTAACGACTTATGGGATGTTGTAATAGCTGGTAGATTGAGAGTTGCATTAGCACATCAACCAGTCAAGCAGCATCAAGCACCCTTACCAGAATGGGGAACTGATAAGCCTATTATCAAAGGTGACTTGGTAAAGATAGCTCACCAAGCGACTAAAAGGAATCAGTTCTTAGCCTTTGTTAAACGTATGGCAGATGCAGTCAAGCCAGAATTAAAGCTAATCAAAGGAGGGAAATGATGGAAATATTAAACCCACATTATTTTATTTATAACTCAGATAATATCTGTGTAGGATTCAACATATATGAAGATCCTACCCTGATTATTCCTGATGACAACGACACCTTTGAGGACACTACCGATGTTGAATAGTTCAAGAGACTTTCTAGCAGGTCTTGAGATCATCAAGTCTCAAGGTAAAGAATCAGGCTGGAGTGATCAGATGATTGCTCAACAAATCACATCCTTTGCTAATGACTGGCAAGGTAGGAGACATTCAGATCTAATCAAGAGGCATAATAGATATGAATAAATTAAATGAGGAACAAATAGAGAACTTAACCTATGTACTCTATTCCAGTTTGATGGACTTCAAACAGTTAAATACTGGTTTTATTCCTAGTTATGAAGACATTATCAAATGTCTAAATTATGCAATGAAATCATTATGAAGTATAAACTCACAGAAATGACAAGCAATAGGAAGCTTACATCAGGTGAGAAACTAAAGCTTGTTAGTGCTACTACTAGCAGCTGGGTCACGTGCTCTAAACATTGCCCAATGCATACTAAATGTTATGCAAAGAAAGGTCATCAAGCCTTACACGCTAAGAAAGTAACTGAAGGCTCAAGAGGTTATGACTTAGACAAGCTACTCAAAGAGATAGCAGAACTAAGACCTAATAGCCTATTGAGGTTGAATGTATCCGGTGATCTACCTAGTGTGAGTTATAAGAATGATGAACGAAAGATTAGTACTGATGCATTAACAAAGCTTTTAATAGCTTCTCAAGATGCACAAGCAACTACCTTTACTTATACTCATTTGCATAGTGATCCAAAGCATAGAGAATATAATCTTGCAGCTGTTAAAGAATGGTCTGACTATGACTTTGTTATCAATGTAAGTTGTGAAGCTCCAACAGTAGCAGCTAAGTTATACTTTGACGGTCAAAATGTAGCACTAACTAATACTAAGTTGTTTAATTATGCGGTTGAATGTGAAACAAATACAGGTAAGAAAGCAGAGCTAACAACTAATCAAGGGACAGTCGATTTGTTTCCCTGCCCTGCCTCATATAAGGGTAGCAACTGCAATGAGTGTAGAGAATGCAGTAAATACAATAGAGCAAATATAGTTGTATTTAAAGAGACTTGATATGTGTTATGTAGCTTTAGCCTTATTCTTTCTAATCTTATTATTTAAATAGCCCTATTAATTTAGGGCTTTTTCTTTGTGTATTCTTATTGATAATGAATCTCATTAGCATGGTGTGCCAGTCTATTCACTGTCTATAGTACAAATGTATTAATCAAAACTAAAGAACCAAGAAGATAAGGAAAATACTATCACGGCCACACATTAGTTTTGAAATGATGCATTAAATTGGAGGAAGGACATTTGTGTTGAGTATGCCGACACTAACAGCAAAGGATAAATTCTACTTGCCACTACGTAGGGTAGCCAAGGACTACCTACCAATGCTTCTAGCCAGGATGAGGGTGCTTGAGGGTAGAGCAGCTAAGGCATTGGAGTTCCTGGAGGATGAAGCAGACGAAGGACATGAGTTGGTCTGGGAGTTTGATGAGGCTGAAAGGATCTCCTCAGTAGCGGAAGCGCAGACAGACCTGCACAAATCAGTATTAGAGGCAGGAACTTGTCAACAGTTGGTCGGTGCATTTATCGAATTACTTCAAGATGATTATCTTAAGATAAGGGATAACGGTTGCTTCTACATGGGTCCAGACGGACAATTACATTCTTTATATGACGTACAGGAGCTAGAAGATGATGGAGAAGGTATCAAGAGCCGATGAGCTACTCGACCATCTTGAGAAGATAGATGGCATAGCAAAGAAGGAGCACTGGGCTAGCGACAAAGAGAAGCAGGTTAAGAAAAACTTGATCGATCATTGGGAAACAGAAAGACCCCCAGAAAACTGAGGGCCTAACCGATAGGTGGTGTTAGTGGTCCTTACGGTAGTACACAACACCACGATAGACGAGTTTAGTCATTGGAGCCTCTTTAACTTCCTAACGCCCGTTCCATCGTTAGGTTGCCTGCGTCCCAGTTAAGGGATGAACGTGCGCTGAGGCTATCAGATCTGGTAGTCGTTGCTACTAACAGTATACCACTTTGGTAACTGTCCTTAGAAGATACCAGGTATAACTTGACCAGTAGTTGCGTAAGCACCTAAAGCAGCAAGGAAGCCAATCATTGCTAGACGGCCATTGAGTAGTTCGGATGATTCTTTCATAGTTGTCCTATACGTTCATTAGCATGGCGTTGCCATTGGGCATAGCGTTCTTGTTGACGCCTTACCTCAGTACAGTGAGGGCAGTCACAATTCTCATGTGATGCTTTAGAACTTGTACTTGGCTCCAACTTTGGTGGCATAGCTGTTGTCAAGATCTTCTGCTGTTTGGAAAGCTATTTCTCCGTAGATGTCTAGCTTACTACTAGCAGCGACTGAACCACCAAGCTTACCTGATAAGTCAGTGTTAGTATCAGCAGCTCCATCAGTTGCTGATATGGTTGGTCCTCCTTGAATGTAGTAAGTTGCAGTGTCGTTGCCTCCTTCATAGCCAATGTGTAGATCTGTATTTGTGGATGTGTAATCTGATCCAGTGAAACTAGAGTTAGCTTCAGTGTTTATGTAAAAGTTACCAGCAAGTGCAGGAGCTGTACCTACACCTAGCAGGGCAGCTAGAGCGATTGCGAATTTCATTCAGTTAATAAAACATACTTACAGTATTGTAAATTACTGTACTTTTTGTACAGGTAGTGATGTCACTTAAACAACACTTCTACAACAGTCTTATTCTAATGAACTTCTAAAAGTACTATCACGCATACTAGACGGTCATTAAAGTGGCATATAAGTACTTCACAATGGTTGTCTTCTTCATTACGTTTCAGAAGTCCTTTCAAATACCGACATGAAATTCACAGGAACCTTTGAGGGTTACATACCTCATCACATCAATCAACCTACATATCAGCAGCAGCCTTGTAACTACAGACTAAAGCTTAGAGTCACTGAGGATACTGATGAGTTACTCACTGAGTTAGGTGAGGTCTATGACAATGCTTGTAAGTGGTGGAAAGAAAAGAAAAATGGTAAGGGTGGTGGTTATTGGCCTGCACCTTTCACAACCAATGAAGATGGATCAGTAACTGTTTCTGTAACAGCTAATCCAAGCTATGAAGAGTTTCCTTTTCCAGTAGTAGATGGTGAATTAGTACCACTTAATAAGGATGTCACTCTTAAAGAGGGAACTTTAGCGATGATTCAAGTCAAGCCTAAGGTTATGTCACCTAAGTCTCTTAAGGGTGGTGTGAGATTAGTACCACAAGGTATGCAGATACTCAAAGCTGTAACTCTTAACGGTACTGACAGTGGTGGTGAAGACTTTAGTGTAGCTACTGCTTTCAAAAAGCAAAAAGGTTTTAAGCAAGCCAAACCTGCTGTTGAAGAACCTGCTACTGTAGCTGACGAAGACGAAGACTTCTAACTGCTAT